GAAAATAGACATGGCGAAAAATCTTAGTTTTATGGTTAAAATTTCATTTATGGATAAATGACAGAGTTTACTTTAATTTGACCTAAATAGTCGAAAACGAGTTCTTAGAGTCGAAGAATAGAGGACTAGAGTCTGAAAGGGTTGAACAAATATTACATTGGTAAACACTGTACAATTTGCACTTTGGTAGTCAAATAACTGATATAATAAATAATGAATCAAACCAAATGTTTAGAATGGCATCGACAACCTTTAATAAACCCTATTACTGGTCGAAACATAAAAAGGGGAGGTCCAACTTATAGAGGATTGGAAGCTAAATGTGGGCCGCCTAGTAGAAGGTCGCCTTCACCTTCAAGAAGGAGAGGGAGGTCGCCTTCACCTTCAAGAAGGAGAGGGAGGTCGCCTTCACCTTCAAGAAGGAGAGGGAGGTCGCCTTCACCTTCAAGAAGGAGAGGGAGGTCGCCTTCACCACAACAAAGAACACCAATTTATTGTGGAAATAACGCTAAGGATAGAGGATTAATAGATGGAAGTAAGATTATGGGTACCAGGTACCAATGTTTAAAAAAAGGTATAGGACAAGGTTTAAGAGAACCAATTTTAGAATTTAATGATGAATACGAAGCTATAGATACAACAAAAATATTTTGTGGTAATGGAGATGTTTTACCACAAAATAAAGATAAACTTGGAACACAGGCTGAATGTCTTCGAAAAGGTTTCGCTGTAGGACAAAAACAAAAGTACGATCGAGAAGGTATACAACAGACCCCAATCGTAGTACAAGACCGTGGTTGGTACAAACTATTTTTGCCAGCAGCATTAGGTCCAGTCGCAGGTGTTGGGGGTGGTCGACGATAAAGTTTAACCCTTTTGGTCCCACGGGTCTGAAAAGGGTTAACCCGCGTTAGGTCTGAAAGGCTTACCTTTGAGTTCCGAAGGCGCGAAAGAGTAATGAGTTTTAATGCTTGTTTAAAGCATTAAAACTTAAAGAGTGCAATAATTTTCAATAAATGGTTCGCTAGGATTATAAAAATCATGATTAATAGCGTGGTTTAATAATGCTTTATTAATAATTGAAAAATTGTCCGTATGACCTATATCGTCGCAGATAACATGTGCCAATTCGTGGAGGACGACAAACATTAAAGTATTTTTGTCGTAATATTTTCCACTTCGTGGTTCTTTTGTACACAAATGAATAATTTTTTTATTTATTGTATAAGATTCGTTGTCTTCGACCATAACTAAATTTTTTAAAATATCGATATTATTTAAAGGTTCCAATGGACCAACAAATTTACCGGGTTTACGATAATGGAACAAAACAACCAAATCTTTATAAATTTCTTCTATAATAGATTTTTTTTGAAAAGGTGGTGCAGTGTAATCATTATTTAACTGATCTCTAATTTTGAGTATAAGAATACCCAATAAAACTCCACATACAACTACGTATACCATTTATTACTTGAGTTTTCAATATTTAAAAGTGCAGTTGGTTTTAACCCTTTCGAAAATATTTTATTTTTAATGAGTAAAAGTCTTCTTCTTTTACTTTTAATAGAAGACCTGTGTCATTAAAAATTATTAAAATAGATCTTCTTCTTCTTCGTATTCAGCCTCTATTTGTTCTTTAGACTTGATCCATATGTTGATTTTATCCTTGGATCCAATGTTTGTTTCAAATCTTAAAGGCTGCTCGGGGTTAATGTATACCCTCATAGTGCTGTTGAATTTAGTAAATTTTTTTAATTTTGAAAAATATTCTGCTTTAAATTCACCTTCAAACAAAAGAATAGAATTTGGATTGTCGACATCGCTTTTTATGGTTACCCAACTCTTTTCAGATCCAAAAGAAATTTCGGGTACATTTTTAACAGTTTTAATGGTCATATTATACTTTCCACTAATTGATCGACAAAATTCCAAAAAATCGATAGACTTTATATTTAATGGTTGAACTTGATCTAAAACAATAGGTAAATTGTAAAACTGGGTTTCCTTCATAGTTATCTTTTTTTCAAATTCGATTGTTTTTTTGGTTACTTTTATCTTTAATTCCTGTTCCTTTTTAATGGACAATTCAATCGTATCAACACTTGTAATATTTTTTAAATTATCCTTCATACTTTTAATATTTAAGGTGAAAATACACTCTTTTTCACACTTGTATTCTAAGAAAAATGTATTGGAGAAAGAGGCCATAGTATGAATACTTTTGTCGAAAGTTGTGTACACGTATAGACCAATTTTCTTAATATCCAAACATACTTCCGTGATACCTATTTGACCATAAAGATCAAATACATTTTTAAAGTCAGATATACCTTTGTTTAGCTTGCATGAAAACATTTTATTTACTGGACTCTTTTCTTATAAATTGAAAGTTTAACATTTTCTGCTCAATACAAACCTAATTTATAGAAAAATAAAAATGATTTTATGGTTAATTTTATCCAAAAGAATAAATGTTTGTCAATAAAGATAAAAATATGATCTGGACTAACCATAACTTTCTACACGTCTCGAAAAATATATGGCTACATCGATCTGTATTGTTTGTAACGAGTGTATGAGAACATGCATGTATATTAACTGTAGACATTTAGTTGCATGCTCGAATTGCGCCACAAAAATGGATAGCAGATGCCCTGTGTGTAGGATAGAGTCAAAGATAACTTCTGTGTACGTTTGAAAAAGGTTTAATTTTAACCTTTATAAAGGTTAAAATTAATATTTATATCTCCACCTTGGATTAACCATTGTTCCCAATTTTTTAACTATATCCCATATCACACGTTTTTTATGATCAATTTTAACCTCGGGATGATGTTGTTTTAGATGGTTTTCAAAGAATATTCTTTTGATTATATTATTATCAGGATTACTTGAATCTTACATGTTCTTTCAGTCTTCTCTATTAGGTAGTTCATTGTGTACTCTCCGTATGCAAACATAGATTCCTCAAGATTTAGATAGTAGTCTCTCACAACTTCAGCGTTTTCGGTATTTAATCTTACGTAACCTATTTCATCGTATGGAATTTCATGGCTTCGAAGAACCTTTGAAAAATTAAATTGTTTAATAGAGTTACTTTACCTTTAAAACCCATCCAATTTAATAAATTTGTCGTTACAATAATAGGTCGACTTTCAACCTTTTTCAGCCCATCCATTTGGATGGGCTGACTCTTGCTCAAAGGATACCGTAAATCTAGGAACCAATCCGACGTTATATCAAAGGTCAAATTATACCCTTTTATAAACGTAAAAATGTCCATTAATCCACTATCCCGACCGTATTTAAGGTCGACGATCCACTTTTTAATTCGATTATATAACGTTTTAGAGTTTGGACTACATTTGAAGTCTAAAAGAACCACTAAATTGGGAAAATGTACTTGTTTAATTTTGAGCTTCTTAGTAGTATAACTATCTTGAGCTCGAATGGTATAGTAACCCATATATTCGGGATCGTTGTACTTAAGTAGAACAAATCTTTCACGTTTCGACTCATCTTCGGGTTGTGGAGCTCTATCTTCGACTGCAATACCCAACTTACGTTGAACTTTCTTTACTTCTTTTTTGAGGCCTTTGTTACCTTCAAGCAACTCTTCATTCTGATCTAAATTTACGATGTCAAAATAAAAATTTTAAAGTTCTTTTGAACTTTAAAATTATCCATTAGATTTTTACAATCCAACCAAAAAATCTTTACAACAATCTATTGTTAACTCGACTAGTTCGCTTTTATAAGTTTCAAATGCTTTTTCATAGTTTTCATTCAGGTTTCTTTTGTCCACGATATTTTTTATTTTTTCTGGAAAATTGTGGTTCAACCCATTTACCCAAACTTCTTGCTCGCTTAAAAATTTGTATGTTTCTGTGGTATATCTGTTCTTTAAAATAAATTTTTTAGCATCATCCAAGTCTTGTTCAGTAATACAACTACAAGAATAATATAACATATTTTTAATGTTTATTGGAATATCAAGGTCTTGTTTAAGCATAATAATGTATCCAAGATATACTTCTAATTCATCCACACTTTTCAATGTTGAAACTTTATATCTAGCGAAATTTTCTAAGGTATGTAGAGTCCACGAACCATTTATTAAAATTTTAAAAAGTTTGTTAAGGTCAAACTTATACATGTTTAAGGAGCGTTGTATATCAATATAAACAATGGACAAAGCCATTCTATCTCCACATGTTTCAGTGGCATTTTCTATTATAATATACAAAGCCTCCCTAAGGCTTGTATTTTCGGTAAGATCTGCTTCTTTTAAAAACTCGGTTATTTGGAGACAAATAACCTTAAACAATTCTTTATCGTTTTTAAACTCAAAAATATCCTCAATTCTCAGTAACCATGTTTTTATTTTATTATGGTCGATGTTCACCAAATTTTCAACTGTGTCAAATAAGATTTGTGGTACAGTTTTATTTTTAGTAGAAGCTCTCCTTAACCTTAATAAACGTTGAGTTTCTTGATTTCTTTCAATTAGAAGTCTGTTTTCTTCCATGTGCCTTTCATAGTTAGCGTTAGAAGACTCAAGAAGTCTGCTGTCTCTTGTGTAGTCTTCAATTGTATAAAGATCTCGTTGTTGTTGTTGTTGCACTCGAGTCCATCCATCAGAAGATGATCTACGAGCCGATGAAAGAACCATACTATTGGCAAATGCTTCCGCTTCAGCACGTTCGCGTTCAATTTCATCAATTTCATTATGGTCAATAGTGTTCCTTAAATGTTCAATTAAATTATGCCAAGAACTCTCCATTTCCTGATTTTGTATTTCATTAGGTTCTTCTCTCCTATCGAAAATTGAAATATAAATTTTAGGACCCTTATATTCTTCTTGGTTGATTAGTTCCATAATTTGAACGACTTGTTCTTGTGTAAAATTGCATCCGTCAAGATAAAAAGTGGTTGATTCGTCAAATATATCAAACATATAGCCAAATACATCATTAATTGGATTGTAAGATAAGTCAATTGACTTTAAATTTGGAAGATATTTGATACAGTTTGGAATACCAGTTAACATATTATGTGAAAGATTTAATTTAACCATGTTTGTCAGATTTTCAATATTATCGGGTATACTCTGTAGAGCATTATGGTTTAAATTTAATTCGGTTAAATTAACCATAACTTCTCCTATAAAATCTGGTAATATATCTATTTTATTTCTACTAAGGTCAAGTCCTTCGAGTTTTGAAAGTTTTATTAAATCTGCGGGTACCTCAGCCATATTTCCCGTTAGTTGTAATTTTTTTACTGCAAAGGTTGAAATATCCATAGAAAAAAATCTTTGATATGGTAAACATAAAGATTCCCATTCTTGTATAGGTCCAATTTCCCATTTTTTATTTTTGGGGTTATAAGTAGCCATTTTTAATCAATCATTGTTTTTTATATAAAAAATCAATTTTAGAAATGAGTACAAGCTAACACTGCTAGTTAGCTACTGTTTGTTAACCGGTAAAGAGCTAAGGTCAAATTATACCCTTTTATAAACGTAAAAATGTCCATTAATCCACTATCCCGACCGTATTAAGGTCGACGATCCACTTTTCTAGTTGTTGTATGAATTCCTTTTTATTTTCAAAGTTCTGAGAACCATTAATCAAGCTATACAATCCCGGCTCGGATACATAAATCATTTGACCTTCTCGAAAAGTAATTTGATTTTTTCCTAATTTTTGGTAGTGATTAACCATTGTTTGGGGGGGATTCCCCCAAATCTTGATTGTTTTCACCGTAAAAATTTGATAATTCCGTTTTATATTTTAAAGGTACATGGGTCTTTAATGCGTATTTAAAATCTTTGTGGTCTAAAACATCACATATATCCCGTCCACAAAAATACGGGTTTTTTATGGTACCAGCAAGTTTAACATTGAAAGACTTGTCGTTTAATTTTATAGTCATATATTCTTTACATGAATTTAGATCTATTATTTATTATTGTAAAAATTAATTAAAAAATTTTTTAATTGGGCAACAACAAACCATAAAACCAACCATTGTTTACATTTAAAATTAAAATATCGATTTGAGGTTCTTTTCTTCCAATAGAAAACGTTTCGATTGTATTAGAGTTAAATAGAGCCACGTTTACCAATGTTTCTTCCAAAACAACTTTCAAACCAAGGTAAGATTCGGCCTTTTCTACTATTTGTTCTAAAGAGGATACAATTAAGCACAATCTCGATTCGTATACTCCAAATAATTCTCTAATAAAATAAAGTGTATTTGACCTCAAGTATTGTAGATTTTTTGTTGTTAAAATATTTAATACATAAGGTTCTCTAGTCCTCTCAAAATATTCTTTTCGTGTTAGAGCGAGTTGTGCTGGGTATTCAACCGTAAAATTTGTATCATCGTTGTAAAAATTTCTATAAAGATTGGTTGAATATAACCCCAGATTCATAGGAGAGATTAGACCCAAATTATACTTGATTCTATCTTGAAGTTGGGTTGAACTAAAAATAAACTTGTTGTCAACCATTAATTCCTTTAAATTAAATATAGGCTTAATTTCAACACCAGAATAAGTAAAATTTTCTACAACTCTTGTGCTTGTTTTGATCCATTCGTCTACGCTATCTCCGGTTTCCAAATAAAAGTTGCTGTAAGCATAACAGGAGGCCCACAGGATATACTCGGCCAATTTTTTTAGTCTTTGAAATTTTTTATATGGGCTAATGTAACCCCGTGTTTCCACTGTTAATTTGGAAAGGTATAACTCACACCATTGAAAGGTTTCTGAAATGTTTTTAGTTTGTTGAAGGTTCAAACGACTATTAACTTCAATAAAATATTCCAACGATTTTATTGGTAATTTTAAACATGGTAATGGATCAAATTGACCAACAAAATTGTTTCCAACGTTACCGAATTCTACAAGTCTAGTTTGTCCATATTTATCGATATATTGGTTGAGTGGTTGTACACCGCCATCGGTGACAATTTTACCGTTTCCCAACACTTTTTCCCATGGATACACGCTAAACGAATCGTGATAATTTTGAAGGTTTTCAAAACCTTTATTATCAATATTATAAAGAGTATACTTGAATCTATCCTTAAGTAGAGAAAACATTTTTTTAACTGGAGCATCACCTCTTTCAAACAAAAAAATGGGAGTTTTCCCTGATCTATTTAGATAGTTTAAGGTCTCTTCGTCCACAATTAGCTCTGTGTGTTGTTGTTCTTCGTGTTCAAGTAGAAATATAACCCGTTTTTTCAATGGCCAAATAAACTTTAGAAATTTATTTGGGTATTCACTAAAGTCATCTTTATCCTTTGAAAATAGAATAAATGATATCTGATAGTAATCCTCCAAGGCACCTTTAAAATATCTCGGACTTATATAAGTGTTTGGATCCATTAATTTTTGTGAAATTTCATCTAGAGTTAAATGGTTGAGTTCACCTTTGCACAACTCTGTTCTTTGGGCTAATTCCGACCGAATTGTTTGAAATGTATTTCGGTTACCGCTAATCATACTTAAAATATCCAAACAACTGTTTGGAGTTAATGATGAACCATATCTATAAAATTTGTATCCTATGGAGTATAAAAAAAGATTATTAATTTTAGGAGGCAATACACCTATTCTTTTTGGAGATAATATTTTTAAGGTTTTTCCAACCTCTCCCGAATTTATTCGTTGACTGTAGACTTCTTGGTTGTGATACAGCTTAAAATTTTTACTCTTGTTTTGTGGTTTTTGATAACAACACGGTACAAATGGAAATATATCTTTATTTTTTAAAGTTCGGTTCTCCCTTAACCCGGGGTATTTGTAATCTGGGTAAGGACATTTGTAAAATTTAGGTTCTGATTCTCCATAAATTGGAAACTTTAAAACAAGCTCGTTTTCTACCATTTCAGACTCTTTATCGACTATTACAGGTGGTTTATTGCATATCCTGGTATAGTTGGATACAAAAATTTCTGGAACGAGTGTTTTAAGCATAGTTTCTTTATCGTTTAAAATTTCTTCTGTAGGTTTTAATTCAACCTTTAAATTCGATATGTATTTTTGATAATATTTTAAGATTGGTTCAACCTTGGATTTTGAATATTCTAAAATTTTGTTAACAATAGCCACTCCCTCATTTATTTGATTTTGAAGGTTATTGCCACCAATTAATTTTTTAATTCTTACTAGAGTGCCGACGGTATCTGGTTTTTCAAACAGCGTCACTCCGACGTGGTCACTTGTACTTTTATTTTTACCTTTTAGAAAAATATTTAAATTATTTTTTCTGGTGTTGATTAAAGCACTTTCGTTAATATATGTTATAGAGTATACGTTGGGGTCGTTTGTGGCCAATTCTTTTAAAACAAGCGTTGGTATTGAAATTGATGCCGAATAAGAACCATAATACAAATCTTTCTCTTGTCTTGTGCTATAAGCTTCATTGCTACCAATATTTAAAATTATTTCTTTTATTAAATTTTTAAAGGTCTTGGAGACCGTAGATTCTTGATTAATTACAGTTTCGATCGAAAAGGTTATTGTACCCCCTTTAACAAACACATTAATCATTTTGTACTTTAAACGTTGATGGGGGTTAATAACCATAATTCTAACGATATCCGATGCTTTAATTTTTCGACTCAACAACTTGTCTTGTTTTAGGTACTCATCTATGCCACGTACAAACTCGGGATTATATTTAACCATTTCTTGATAAAAACAACCTATCACAACGTTGTTTAATTTAATACTGTCAAAAACCATTAATTCGTTGTAATTATTTAAATTTTGGATTTCGGTTTGATGATTAATTTTATTCATAACAAACGATGTAAAATTAAAGGTTGGATTAACCTTGGACCACACATTAATAGTTTGAATTTTTTTCTTGTTTGTGGTTACATTTTGCCTAATTAAATCTTCAAATTCTTGTATTATCGATACTCGATTTCTCCATACATTTTCATCAAGACTCCCAAATTCGGTTTCAAGTTCAAGAAAAGCATAATTTATAGCCATATCTGGTTGATTTCCGAAATCGTCAATGGTCGTTTGAACCTTTGAAACGATATAAAATTTTTTTAATTGTTCAGGATCGTTTTCAACCTGTTTTTTGATATCTTCCAATTTAAGGTTTTCATCACCCATTTTAATTGATTTGTTTTCCAGAAAAAAAATAGGTTTAATGGTATAGTTTCCACCATCTTTGATTTCCAAAGAAGAAGGTAAAAATTGAGGTAACGTATTGAGTTCGACCGATATTTTTCCCTTTAGACTGTCTAAGGTGTCGTCTGAACTTAATACAACTTTTTTATTGTTCACAGTAAACATTTATTTATTCTGTATTCCAATCGACGACAGCTGTTCAATTTTTTATTTGAATCTCCGACTTTCAGAGCCATACTCACAGTATTCGTTTTCGACTATTTAGGTCAAATCAAGGTAAACTCGGATCCATAAATGAAATTTTAACCATAAAACTAAGAAAAAACGCCATGTCTATTTTAGAGTCTCAAATTGAAAAGTGAGAGTACCCAACGCCCAAAGGGCGTTGTTACCTTTCGGCCCCATGGGCCGAAAGAGTTAAGAGTAAGAGACGACACTCATTCTTATCTCCGACTTTCAGAGTCACACTCGCAGACGTTTGAAAACATAATTTTTAATGCTTATTTAAAGCATTAAAAATTAATTAATTTAAAGATCGGTTTGTGGTTCTTTGTCATCACCATTTTCAATACTTAAAGTTTCAAATGGTGGTAGAAAGTTATCTGAAAACACGGATGAAAACAATCCACTTAAAGGACTATTTTCACCATTGGAAAATAGAGTTCCAACCTTTCCGACCAAAGCCATAAATTGAACCATATTAAAGTTGTTGATATCAATCTCTTCTACAGCGTCAATTAAAGCCATAGTTTTCTCGTTGTCCTCCTTATCGGCTATGACTTCTCTAGCCTTTGAACACGCTACCTTAATGACGATAGAAATGTCCAAGTTTTGTTTCTGAAAGTCGGAAAACAAGTCTTTCGCGATCGTCATTTGTTCTTCTCTACTCAGAACGGGGGAAAATTTTCCTTTCAAATCCTTAAAAATTTTATCGATATAAAGCTCTTCGGGACTTTTATTTTCGTTGTTTAAAATAATCCAAATATGGTTCAAATGATCCTTAATAACTTCCTGATTGTCTTCATCGGTTTCGTGAAAGATTGTATAAAAATCAAAGGAGAAGGAACCATTATCAGACGTGTATGCGATAGAATGGTTAGAAAGATGATCAAAATCACCTTTAACCAAACATTCTTTATTGTTGTCAAAGAAGACCTTAAAACCGTTTACAAGTTTATTGTACGATTTGACCTTTGTTTCGTCTATTCGTTTGACAATGGTATAAAAGTCTGTAAAATTTTTAGAGTTTGCAACCGAAGATAAATCCTTCATAAAATTTTTAATAGATTCTAACAAATTAATGTTGACGCTTTCGCTATTTTGGGCCATTTTGTTAACTTGCTTTTATTTAGGTTATTTATTCTTATGTTTAACAAAATTTTTAGTTTAAAGGCCGTTTGCCTCCATTAGCCTAAAAATAAATAAAATGAAAATTAAAGATAAAAAAACCACAAAAATAAACATGACTGAAACATTTGAAAACAGCCTTAAAAAATACTTTAAGAAACAAAAAAACATCGATTACATTTTGAAGAAGACGGAAGGTCCTAATCAAGCATCAAAAATTTATGAAATATTATGCTTACTGTCTGACCCTAAGAATGAAAACATGAAAAATAAGTTGATGGTGGCTATATCCTTTATAAAAAAAAATAACCTAGGATGGTCACATCCTACCTTTGAAAAAGAAAAATTACGTGAAGAGGAAGAAAACGACTTTATGGTTTGTCCGTATGAGATATCTGACGGGGTATTGCAGTGCCACAAGTGCAAGTGTAGAAAAATTTTTTCGTTTTCCAAGCAGACCAGGTCAATCGACGAACCTATGACCGTGTTTGCGTTGTGTTCAGAGTGTGGTAATAAGTGGTGCGAAGGATCATAACTGTGGAATGAAAAGATAAAATTTTAATGGCATTGATTGTCATTAAAATTTCTTAAATTAAAAAAATTGAAATTTAAGATGAAATAAATCATAAAATAAAATTATTACAATGGGTATGGACGCAGAGATTTATGTTGACGATGAGTATGTTTATACTTACAAGTGTAAACATGCTTGGAATAAATGTTAAGGAAAAATCGACCATAACAGTAAGCTATTCTTATGAGAAAGGTTATGATGAACAGAGACTATATGTTTATATAAGAAACATTACAAATGAAGAAGTTAGTACCGCGGTGTACCATGATGAATATATTAAACACACAATTAATTTAACAGATTATGGTTCTGAAAACCTTGAAATTTATGTTTGTTTGAGAGGAAAACAATATGCTAATATGGGACCATTTTTTAAAACAGAACCACCGAAATGGTATATAAACACCATTGAAGCTGAAAATATAAGGACATTTCCTCATTCGTACTTAAAGTCGGGATTTGAGGTATTCGACTTTAAGACGGGAGATTTCACTTTGAAAGTCCGACTATAGACAAAAAAATGTTTTCCAGTCAGGAATTGGAAAAAATAAATCAAACATTTTTGGTTTGGCAAAATACCGGTTACTATATCGCAAACAATTCACCTCCAACGGTCAAATTTGTCCGTGAATTTTTAAAATATTGGAACGAGATGTAATTTAATATTTTCCCCTTACACTACCCTATCCAAAATTACAAAATTTTACTTTAATGGTTTAATAAACCATTAAAGTAAAAAAGTGGATTAATGGTTTAATAAACCAAGAATCTACTAATTAAAATTTTTTCAAAAAATTATTTAATATGCGTTTTCAAAACTTGAATAATTTATGGTATTACCAACCAGAAAATGTTTACCAGAATTAAAACCGTTTTCAATATAAGTGTTGCTATAAAACGTACCTTTAAAAGGACAAGGTATATAAGGTGATATTTTCTTTTGATTAAGGTTGATTCGTAACTTGAATCTGTTACCGAAATTTGAACATTTTAGTGTTAGAATCAACCCTAACATTTAATATATCTAAATTAAGGTCAAAATCAGATGATGATACATATGAGTAAGACATTTATTTTCTATGTTATTAAAACCTTATTTGTCGTATAGAATGAATACAACCCTACATTAGATGCCCAATTTGCATTTAGGTCAAATGAACCATTAATAGCCATATATCCTACGAATACGGTAGGTATCCATCTATCATAAGTGTTGTAAGGTGGTGTATCATAAATATGAGTAGAAGCTAATGCTTTAGAGGCACTATTATAATTACCAACATTGTGAGGTTGAACAATGATGATTTTTGACCCTGGAAGCACAATTAATTTGTAGTATGTCCACTTTGTGGGAGCAACAATCGAGTAGTCTGATGTAGAGTTGGCGTTAACCGGTTCAAATATAATTCTGGTTGATGTTCCCAAGATTTTAGCACCGACACCTGTCGTTCTGAAAAACTGTTGACCCTCATTGCCCACGGTACCACGACCTCCGACTGTCACCGTCATATTCGACGAAGCCCCTTGAACGAATGGATCGTCAATTATCACATATGTCGAATATATATCGTTAAGGTAGTTTCTACCAGCAACTTCGACACTACCCACTCCTAAATGAAAGTATGGTCCAACCACAGTACCAAAATTTGTAGCTTCAGGAGTTATGGTATAAGCGTCTGGTTTTAGTTTTTTACTACCCGTTGTAAAAACTTCTATTTTATTATGATATGTTGTACCATAATATCCAGGCATAAAACTGACAAACGAAGTAAATAATAGTTTGCATGGGTCTCTGGTTGCAATGGTGTAGAAAACGATCTCGGCTACTTCATTGATAGGAAACAACCTATAGTATGGATATTCAACTATCTTGAAAGATTTAGTTGTATTAATGGTTGTATAGTCTGGAACAAAAGCTATATACGTTGCTTGTTGAGATGAACCATTAGCCCAAAGAGGATTATAAATACCGCCTGGGTATGACCACAACTCCCTATTGTCAACTCCTAAATTGGTATATCTTACATAACCTGTAAAATTACCATATGTTATGGTTGTTTCCCCAACACCTGTAACTTTAGGATATGTGATACCACCTGTGAACGATACTAATGATAAGGTTGTAGAATACGTGTCAAGAGTTGTTCCTATAATGGTTAGACCCGCGCCTAAAGTTAGATCCGTTGCTGCCGTAGACGAACTAGACGATCCTTTAAGTCGAGATGTACCACTTAAATTAGCCAGTTTAGCGTTGGTGATAGAGTTGTTTTTGACCAATCCAATACCCGAGTTTGTCGCCGTTTGTGTCAAGTCTCCAGAAGGGTCAAAACTAATCACGCCGAATTGGGTATTTCCAGCTTTCGGTAAGGTAGTCGAGTCCACTGTCAAAGTAGTCCCCGTAAGGTTCAAACCAGACCCTAAACTAATGTCGCTTACCACACCACCACTGCTTGTTC